AAAGGAGACCACTCTTGATACAGTTTTCCAAAGCTGTACGAGGAGCTATCAATCCAATGGGCACCCGATGGCTGCCAGGCAATCATGACACCGTTTTGGGGTATTACCCTCAGAAACCCAGTAGCAGTTTAACGTCCTGCTTAGGACGAGAAAGAAAAGTCAACAAACGAAGAATCATCCACAAAACTCTCATAGGCAAACGATTGTGAAGGACCGTAGGTGGGTCTCACGGAATATTCATAATGAAAAATTCCGTGACCGCTGCGAACAGTCGTGATCGTTCGACTACCAGAGATTTGTTTCGGTGTCTGAAGAACATTCAACGGAGGACAGACTGGTCCACCACGAGAAAACATCTGAGCTACCCAGTAATGAGACAAACGGTCCCAAGACATAGGTTTCAGACGATACTCGGGTTTGAACTTTACTGTCATCACATTGTCATCCACAGGTGGATCTCCACGGGCACGGGCTGCGTAAGCAATCCGTGTTAACCAATCGTCAGAATCAGCCTCAACTTCATCCTTTTCAGGAACGTAGGGGCCGGTAACAAAACGAAAATGGAGAAGTGCATTGGCGTACTTAGCTGAGGGGATAGACATCCCTTCGCGACGGTACAAAGCCATCGAAGGATCATTAATAAATCGTGAGGCCATAAGCCTCTGATCTTTAGTGACCCGAGAACGCCAATCTGAAGGAGCAATTGAATCATCTAGCCCGAAACCTCCCAAATGGACTGGAAAGTACCAATTAGGACGATAAATCGGACCAAACCATTCAGGACCAAAACGATTCATTGTAGCAGGAACCGAGGAACGAGTCCAAGGACACTGCAGAACCATTTTGGAAACCTCTCGACCAATCTGCACAGGAGTTGCGACAGAATCTCCCTCTTTCAAGGAAGAACCTGTCAACATCTTCTGGTTGAAGTAACCACAGCGATTCATTCGATCATTTCGTTTGAATAACTGAGAATTAATCATACAAGCAAATGGACTGAGGTAATGCTTTCCTGTTGAAATCTTAAATCCGGCCTCTTTGGAGGTAGGAAGAAAGAAATCATCATGAAATTCCTTCGTACACTTAAACAACATGTCATCGCCGTTGACGAGAACTTGATGCTTCATTAAAGCCCGGAGTCTAAACCTTTCTTCAAAGGTCATC